GGAATAGGAGTAATAACAAATATTATAACTACTAGTATTGCTACTTCTGCATCAGTTGGTCAAGTTTCTGGTGGAAATCTTTATTTTGCTGGTGGTGGTGGATCATATGGTGGAGATGCAGTTAGAAAATCTGGAGGATTAGGTGGTGGTGGTCAGTCTGGTACAACAACAGTTGCTGGAGTATCAGGAACAGCGTTTACTGGAGGTGGTGGAGGTGGTGGCGGTGATGGAACATCATCTGGTGCTACCCAACCAGGATCTGGTGGTTCTGGAGTAGTAATTGTAAGAGTCAGAGAATAAACCTGTTATAATTATTTTGGTGAATATATATGGCTGAACTTATTGCCTCTACTGTAAGTGGAGCAGATACAGAGTTTAATACAAAAGTACCCTCGCTTACACAGGCTGGAGATATTCAGGAAGCATTTAGACTCTATCATTATGGCAAGGGTAAGACAGAAATTCTTGCTGATCCTACCCCCGCATATCAGAGCATTCATCACTATCTTAAAGATTTTGAAGACCGCATAGCAACACTGGAGGGCACTGGAGTGCTTCCTAGTGGTGCTGTTGACGGTCTTCTTATTATGGGAGCATAGATGGCTGGTAAGGCTAAGAAACCAGATTATCAAGTTGAAGATCTTAATGCCATGCCTTCATGGAAGTTTCGCAGAAGAGCAGTATTTGGCTCATTAATATTTGCAGCAGCAGTTGTATCATATGTTGCATTTAGATGGGAAGATACACAAATAGCTCAGACTCTCGTTCTTGGAGCATTTGCCCTTATTGGAGCAATTGTTGCTGCATATATTGGTGGAGCAACATATCAGGATGTAAAGCTCTGGCAGCCAATGAAATTGACAAATTCTTCTAGTACTGAAGAGAATCAATAGTATAATATTCATCCAAGGAGGTAACATGCTAACAAATAAGCAATTCTGGCTAGATTCAACTGAAAGAGCACTGAAGACTCTTGCACAGTTTTTCATTGCTCTAACAGCGGGAACAGCATTTGATGTGTTTTCAGCAGATTGGCAGGCTATTATCGGTCTTTCACTAGGCGGTGCAGTTCTGTCATATGCTACATCAATTCTTTCCTACAAGGTTGGAAAGACTGGCACACCAAGTCTTGTTCCTGAAGAACCAGCGCCTGTTCCAGTACCACCCGTTAAGCCTCGCACAAAACGTGGCGGCTGAATTTAATAATAGAGAATTGGGACTCTTCGGAGTCCCTTTTCTTTTTGATGATTTTTTGATACAATGTATCGATTATAGAATGAGGTAGCATGAGTAAAGATGATCCAACAGTATGTTTTCTTACCTTTGACTGGGCATTTGGAACAGATCCACTAGAACCAAACGGTTGTGCGTGGTATAGATGTTATCTGCCAATGAAGGAACTAGAGAAGCATGGATGGGGAACTGGTATAGGATTTCCTGGCTATAACAAAGATCATGGGTTTGGCCTGCTGATTCCAGATGATAGAGCAATTCATGGTTGGGATATAATCGTTTTTAAACTTATCATGCTCAAGTCTGTTGCTGATAAAGTTGATGAGGCTAGAGCAAATGGTCAGAAGATAGTTGTTGATATTGATGACTGGTTTGAGGGATTAGAAAAGTCTAATCTTGCATACAAGATGACTGATCCATCAAGAAATCCAGAGAACAATAAAGAGCACTACATGAAGATTATTGATAGTGCTGATGCAATCATTACATCTACTCCGTTTCTTTATGATTTCTACAAGAATGAAAAGAAAGTAAAGAATATCTTTCTTGTAAGAAACGGTATAGATATTGATAGATGGCAACCAAGAAATGACCACGCTCGTTGGCTTCCAACTGTTGGATGGGTAGGAGCAACTCCATGGCGTTCAATGGATCTTGAAACTCTTGCTCCATTCTTTGGATCTTATCTTGAAGAGAATAGATTACAATTTCATCATTCTGGAAATATTATCAATGCTCCTAAGGCATCCGATCAACTTGGTATTCCAAAGAATGTAAAGGTTACATTTGAGCCAATGCAGCCAATTACAAAATACCCACAGATTTTCAGAAAGATTGATATTGGTCTAGTCCCACTTAACAATGTTCTTTTCAATCATGCAAAGAGCGCAATCAAGGGTCTTGAATATGCTGCAGCAGGAGTTCCATTTATTGCATCGTACAGTCCAGAATATGAAATATTAGAAGAGCTTGGTGTTGGAAGAGTCGCACATTCTGGAGCAGAGTGGATGGCCCACCTGAATGAGTTGCTAGATCCAAAGACTAGAAAAGAAGAAGTAGATAAAAATTATGAGAATCTCAAGCTAACGCAGACAATGGAATGTCGCGGTAAAGATTGGGATACTGTCATGCGTGAGATTGCAGAACTATAAACGAAATCCCCTACCATGTCTTACCACCATTTTAAGGTTTGGTTTGGTAGGGGACTTTCGTCTTAAGCTTTTACGCAAGGATATTCTTTATACCATTTTACATATTTCTGATAAACACCATTAGAGGTGTAGTTACCTTTGTGATTGCCTTTTCCATCGATATCCCAAGGATACCAAGTTCTGCCTCCATCGCTTACATTGAAAGCCATTTCAGCATTGTACTCGCGGGTTAACATGAGTTGGGTATTCCACCAATCTCTATCTCCCCACGCTACTTTATTGAACTGGAACATGCCATAGTCTCCTGTTGCAGATATAGCATCTTCTCGTCCACCTGATTCTCGCATGACAATTGCCCATGCTTGTCTCAGATTATCGCCACGGAATCCAGTTTTATACAACACTTTGGCAAGCCAGTTATCGCATACTTCTGGTTCTTTACTATCTGTTTCTGACATCTTCATGGCAGATCTTTTTATAATAACGGATTTGTCAGGAAGATCTGTCAGATCCGTCGCAGTAGGTGCAGACTTAGCATACACCTGTTCGGTTGCATTTACTGGAGGGGATACAAAAAGCATAATCCCTACCAAAATGCCTCCTAGCAGTTTTATTTTCGTCATTTATCCTCCTAGCGGCGGCAAGACATTCATCTAGTCTAACAAAATATCAAATGAGTGTCAAACCACATCCCTCTAATGTGACCTACGTAACAATTTTCTATATATAATATTTATATAATATATATAATATATATATTAGTTATCTATTCCCACCCACCACCCTAAGATTTTATCATGTCTGTTTTATCTTGGCAACATACATTTGTATCTTTTCTGTAACATCTAGTCCTGGATATATTTTTGTCTTTGATATAACATCATAGAAATATACCTTGTCGTTTTCATCTAGCCTTGGTATTATAAAGCTTCCACCTACTGAATTGTCAATAGCTGGAAAGTAAAGATTTGGAGCTTCTCCATTCTTTACCAAATCGTAATATGAATGTACTTGTTGGATCGTTAATTCCATTGTATTCCCCCTGAATGCTCTGATAAAATATATCTCATCCCATAATTCTACCAAAGGAAGTGTTTTATCTTGTCTCTCATTAATGAAAACGGAACGATCAAGGATCACTACAGAAACTTCATCCATATCAGCAGATACGCTAGATGGATTGAATCAGAGGGAAGGAGAGAGACATGGACTGAGACAGTAAATAGATATATCTCATTTATGAAGAATCATCTTGTAGATAATTACAACTACGATGCCAATGATAAAATCTTTGAAGAAATCCATAACGCAATTCTTAATCACAAGATCATGCCATCAATGCGTGCTCTCATGACTGCTGGACCAGCACTAGAAAGAGATAACATTGCTGCATATAACTGTTCATTCATAGCAGTTGATAATCTTCGTGCCTTTGATGAGGCAATGTATATTTTGATGAATGGAACAGGGGTAGGATTCTCTGTTGAGCAAAAGTATGTAGATCAACTTCCTACTATTGCTGATGAATTCTTCATGACTGAAACAACTATTGTTGTTGAGGACTCAAAGCTAGGATGGGCAAAAGCCTATAAGGAGCTAATAGGACTTCTCATTACTGGTCAGATACCCAACTGGGATATGTCCAAGGTACGACCCGCTGGTGCCCGTTTAAAGACCTTTGGAGGGCGTGCTTCGGGACCAGAGCCACTCAATATGCTCTTCCATTTTACTGTTGATACATTCAAGAATGCAGCAGGCCGTAGACTGAAGTCAATTGAAGCACATGACATTATGTGCAAGATTGGCGAGATTGTCGTTGTTGGTGGAGTGCGTCGCTCCGCTTTGATTTCACTATCAAATCTTGATGATTTTGAAATGGCTAAGGCAAAGTCAGGACAATGGTGGGAAGATAATGCACAGCGCTCATTAGCAAATAATTCAGCAGTATATAATCGCAAGCCAAATACTGCTCAGTTCCTCCGTGAATGGAGAAATCTATATGAGTCAAAGTCAGGTGAGCGTGGTATCTATAACATGGAGTCAGTAAGAAAGCATATTGATAAGTTTGGTCGTAGAGATTCATCAAAGGTCATGGGAACAAATCCATGTGGAGAAATTCTTCTTAGACCAAACGAGTTTTGTAATCTTACCGAAGTTGTTATTGATGGAAATGATACCGCAAAGACCATTATTAATAGCGTTCGTCTTGCTACTATTCTTGGAACATGGCAGTCAACACTAACAAACTTTAAGTACATTAGAAAGTCATGGAAGGATAATTGCGAGGAAGAGAGATTGCTGGGGGTTTCTCTTACTGGTATCTATGGAAATGAATTAACATCTACAAATGCAGATGGCCTTCCAATGCTTTTAGACAACATGAGAAAGATCGCAGTAGAGACAAATGATGAAGAAGCAAGAAAGCTAAATATCAATCCATCTGTATCTATTACTTGTGTAAAGCCAAGCGGTACAGTTTCTCAGTTGACTGGTGTATCAAGTGGTATCCACCCTTGGTATTCTCCTTTCTACCTTCGCTCTGTTCGTGGTGATAACAAAGATCCATTAAC